AAATAAAATTATAAATGATTACATTGCAGAAGTTTCTGCTAAACAAAAACCAACTCTAAGTGAGGAAATAGAAACTTCATTTCCAAAACAAAAACAAATAGATCTTGGTGAACTTGGTGGAACAAATACTCAAAGTATGATGAAAATGCTTGCTGGTGGATTAGCAGCTGGTGGGCTTGCATCAATTATTGGTAATATTTTGAGAACTGATACTCCTGATCCTCCTGGTGCTCCTGGTGGTGGATCTCCGATAAGTGGCCCTGCTCCTCCAGAAATAAAAGCATTGATGGAAACAATTTCCAGTCCAGAATCGGGTGGCAATTATGAGGCAATGAATCCTAGCACAACGTTGCCTGGTGCTACAAAAATGACAATCGCTCAGGTATCAAAAACTGCAACTGGGGCGGTTGGTAGATACCAAAATATGCCTGAGTATCTTTCAGAAAGAGCAAAATTAGCTGGATTAGACTTTAATAAAGATCTTTATAGTCCAGAAAACCAAGATAAAATGACTCGAGCTCATATTGGATCTCTTTTGGGTGGAGAACAAAAAGCTGTAGAAGCTCTTCGTAAAGATCCTGTTGCTGTTGCTAGAAGATTAAATCAAACTTGGACTTCGATGCCTGGAGGAGAAGAACAACAACTTAATGATCAACAGTTTTCTTCAAACTATAAATCAAGTCTACAAAAATATCAACCTCAAGCTGCAACGCCGGCAGCAGGAACTCCTACATCACAAACTGTTTCTCCAGCAACGCCGGCAGCAGGAACTCCTACATCACAAACTGTTTCTCCAGCAAAACCATCATCAATGGTGAAGACTGGAAAAGCTGAAGATACCGCACAGTCTTTTCAGAATGTTAAACCTTCTACTACAGCATCTGCACTTGTTCCTCCACCCCCTGAAGGTAAATCCGCACCCATGATGATTGCTCAAGCTCAAGATCCATCAACTCCACCGCCTGATGCGAAAAATACTGACTCTGCATCGGGTTCTGCAAATGCTGGTAATTGGTATAGTGATGTTCAAAGATTATATCAAGGGATTGCTTTTTCTGTAGGGTGATATAAATGTCAGTTCAAACTGTTCAAGCATTAACAAAAAAAGTTGAATCACTGACTCCAGTTGTTAGAAATTCAATTGTCAAAAATCAAAAATTATCAAAACAGTTTTTAAAACAAGAGAAAAATAATAATCAAAATCTTTTTGATTTACTGTCTCTTTCTAAAAATATAATCAAACAAAAAGGTCAAGATGGTGGAGAATCTTCTTCTAAGTTGATTTCCAGTATTCAAAACTTACAAGATGAAAACGAAAATAAGGATGAAATTATTAATCAACTGGTTGAAATCAATGCCAAGTTAAAAGAAGAAAACGATCAAGCTGGAAAAATATTAAAAAATATTGAACCATCTGCTTTAAGAACTGCATTAGGTGCTGCTGGATTGGGAGCTGCACTAGGATTACCTTCTGTTTTATCTCCTGATGGTGGCCCTGAAGGGGCTCCAGCAACCGCAGTTTTAACTGATAAGGGTGTATATTATAATCCTCTTCCTAAAGGATCTTTTAAGGGTGGACCTGGCCAGGTTTTTGGTGCTCCAAGAGATGATGATGGGGATGGAATACGAGATAGAGATCACGCGGGAATTGATATTACTGAAAGTAATTATGATCCAAAATCAGATCCAAGAATACCTGTTGTTGCTGTAAGGGGTGGTGTTGTTATTGGTGATAAGTATCTTGCAGGTAGTGAATATATGTCTGGACTTATGATAAGACAAGATGATGGATATGATGCTAGATATCTTCATATGACTCCTTTTTTGAAGCCTGGAGATAAAGTTTCTGCGGGACAAAAAATAGGTAGATTGGTTTCTCTCGGGAAGGGTGGAGGGAACACTCATCTCCACTTTGAACTTTATAAAGATGGAAAATTATTGAATCCTACAAATTATATTAAAGAAATACAGTCTGGTAAACCAATAAAACCAACTGTTGCAAAACAACAACCACCTCCACAACAACCACCTCCACAACAAGCATTAAAACCACCACCAACTTCAACTCAACAAGGAGGTGTGCTACAAAATCCTGGAGATGTAAATAGTAATAAAAGTTCTGTACCATTTTTATCACCTTTACCATCAACTTCTCAATCATCAAATCCGCTTCTAGCACTTCAACTTCATAGACTACAATAATGTCAAAGTATAATTACAAAATCAAACAACTTACTATAAAATCTGGAGATAAATCTGTTGATCTATCGAATGGTTTTGTTTCTTTGGATTATTATGAAGACGTTACTTCTCCAACAGTTGTAATTGATATTAATGTTATTGATGGTGATGGAGTTATATCGGATTTACCTTTGTTGGGTGGAGAGTATTTTGATTTAGAAATCGAAGCTGTTTACGATAGACTTGAAGAGATATTGTTTAGTACTGAGAACGGTAATCCTTTGTGTGTTGTTAATGCTTCTTACATTTCACAAAATAATGCAAGACTTTATACTATTAGACTAATGAGTGCTGATGTATTAGTAAATGAGACTACTAGGGTTGTGAAACGATATGATGCTACTATCTCACAAATAGTTGAGACTATTTTAAAAAATGAAGAAAATCTCATTAACACAAAGAAAAAGTGTATAATTGATCCTACTACAAATTCATATTCATTTATTGGATGTTTTCGAAGGCCTTTTGATATAATCGCTTGGTTGGGCCCAAAATCAGTTTCGGATGTAAATTCAAGTAAGAATGCTGATAGTTCTCAAAGTGCAGGATTCTTATTTTATGAAACTCGAAAAGGATACAATTTTAGAAGTATTGATTCTCAGTTTAAGAACTCTACAACCCCCGTTGAATTATTTCAAAGTTCAGTTCCACTTTCACTTAATGATCCAAAGTATTATAAATCATTTTCAAATCCTCAAATTAAGGAAAATAATGACGTTTTGAAATCTTTAAGAATGGGAACATATGCTCATTATTCCATCTTTTTGAATATGAATGATATGAAATACGACGTTGTGAATACAAAACTATCAACTAAATATAATGAAGGATTAAAACCATCTAATCCAGATTCTAAAACATTTAAGCTGAATGGTTTAGAAGAATATCCATCTCGTCTTATGTACAAACTTTTAGATCCTGGAGTGATGGAAAGAACGGATAAAGATGGAAATTCTAAACCAGTGCCAGTTGAACAACTAGCTAAAAATCAATCAGACGCTTATATGAGATATAATTTATTATTCACAAGTGTTACTTCAGTCACTCTTCCATTAAACATTTCTCTTTGTGCTGGTGATGTAGTTAAGTGCAAAATATCAAAATCTAAAAGGGGAAATGTTGATGATAAATATGATGAGAATGTAGAAGATCAAAGATATATAATATCGAGAATACGTCACACCTTTGACAACATAAATAACTTTTCGAGTTTAGAATTAATCAGTGATTCTTATTCTGTAACAAGTACATAAAATGGAAACCAACAAAACAATAGAACAACACATTGAGATGGATAAGTTAATACTTGACGATCCTCAAATTTCTCCTCAAGCTCGTAGACATACTGAGGATGAATTAATCGCATTAGAAACGTATCAAAAAAATCATCCAGAAGATCATCACGATCCATCTCCCTTAGAGTTATTTTGTGATGGCCATCCAGGTGCTCCAGAATGTAAGATGTATGATGACTGATGATTGAACAATCTCTTTTTAAAAGTAACTTCTTAGGTAAAGATGGATTCAACTGGTGGATCGGGCAAGTCGCAGATCCAGACACCAGTGGTTGGCGTAAGTCAGCGACTTTAACAGAGAAACAAGATTGTCAGTACTACAGAGTTAAGGTTAGAATTTTAGGTTATCACCCAACCAGAGATCAGTTATCAGACGCTGATCTTCCATATGCTCACGTTTTAGTTCCACTAAATTCTGGAGCTGGTGTTAATAATAATGGAGAAACTCACCAAATTCAAGGTGGTGAAAGTGTTTTCGGATTCTTTGCCGATGGTGATGATTGTCAACAACCCATTATTATGGGTTCTTTCTACCGTCAAAAAGGGCAACCAGACGAAACATTTGCTGCTGGAGAAGAAGTAACTTTTAAAAGATTTTCTGGGAGAAGAAATACTAATGAATATCAATCCATGCATAAATCGGGCATTTCTATGTCTGCGCCAGGTGGAAAAAATGTAGCAACTGGCATTACAACTTCAACTCCTCCACCAAAGGTTCAACCACCAGGAGTTGTTGATGATATTTCAAAAGCTTTATCAAGTCATGCAGCAGCATCCAGTGCTTCAATAACTCCACCAAATCCCTGTGAAAATAATGAAATTGCGAGAATTAAGACTTCTCTGATTGAGTTTATGAATAGGATGAGGCAAATTCAAGGTTTCTTGGATTCTTATGTCAATCCTGTTTTCAATCGTTTAGTAAACTTAGATGAAGAGATCAAAGGATTCGCATATAGAATTTTAGGAGTTGTCGCGGGGTTAATTTCAAAGGCAAGAGAATTTATTCTTTCAAAACTCGGTACATTAATAACAAAAACATTACCCAATTTAATTTCTAAATCTCTTATTCCAGTAGTATCTTCGGGTGCAAGAAAAGGAATTGATTTAATCTACTGTTTGTTTGAAAAACTTTTAACGTATATTTTTTCATTAATCAATGATTTACTTCAGGGGTTAATTAATAAGTTATTTGATGTTGTTCAATGCACTGTTGATAACTTCTTAAATGATATATTTACATCAATCAGTGATTTCATTGAAAAAAATATTTCTCCTATTCTAGAACAAATTAATTCAATTTTTGGTGGAGCACTTGGATCAGTCACCAATATCATCAGTCAAGCTTTAGGATATGCAGGAATTATTTTAAACTTCATTGGAGACTGTGACAACACTGAATGTTCAACTCCTTCTACTTGGAGCCCTTCTGGTGGAATTAAGTTTGAGTTCCTTGATAATTTCTCTACGTTGATCTCACAACTTGGTGGAGAAGACTTTGGCGCTTGTGATAATAGTTTGATTTGTTCAACTTCCATCTCACTCACTGGCGGTGGTGGTTATGGAGCAGAGGCAACACCAATTGTAGTTGGTGGTAAAGTTATTGGAGCAATAATCAATGAAAGTGGAACTGGATATCTTGTTCCACCAAAAGTTGTTGTTGAAGATAATTGTGGTGGATATGGTGCTGATTTAATTGCAATTATTGATGAGCCAGGCGGTGGAGGAACTGGTGATGGAGGCGGTGGAATTATTGAGATTATTATTGAAGATTCTGGGGATGGATACACTGACAATAGTCCAAAACTTTCCGATGGAATTTTTATGGGAGATTTGAGTGCAAAGACAACATCAGAAAATGGAAAGAAAGTTACATTCAAGGTTTCTTTATTGACAAAACCCAAGTTTAAAGTTAATGTAAATCTCACAAGCAGTAACACAGGTGAAGGTATTCTTGATGTATCTCAACTTACATTTACTCCATCCAATTGGAATAGAAAACAAACAGTTACTGTTGTCGGAGTCAATGATTCTATCATTGATGGTAACGTTACTTACAAAGTAAAAGCAGTTTCTTCTTCAAAAGATACGCTATATCGTAACAAAACTAAGAGCATTACACTTACAAACCTGGATAATGATGGTAACATTGTTGATCCTCCAGATTTGGGTGATGATTCACCAGAGTCAATCGATCCAAGAACGAAGTGTGGTTTCATCGCAGGAGTCTACATCAAGTCTCCTGGATATAACTATGATCCTGAAAATGATACAGTTTCAGTTTATGATTGTTCTGGTAACTTAGTACCTGAAGTTAAGATTGATTTGGTGTTTGGCCCTGAAAATTCAATTGTCCTTGCTGAAGTTAGACAGTCTGCTATCTTCTGTCAATGCTTGCCTACCATCAGAATAAATACAAGAACAGGATCTGATGCAATCTTAATTGCAAGTATGAGATACACAGGAATTACTCCAAAAGATCCAGAAAAAGTCCAAAGAATTTCCATTGTAGATTGTGTGAGTAGATAATGTCAGAAGATCAGAGGTATTGTTTAAGTAAAGAAAGATTCAGTGTTATCTCTGGGCAAAAGTTAGCTCCTCACGGTGAGACAATGTACGGAGTACTTACTGGAGAAGGTGATGGGACAATAATTTACAAAAACGGCAGAGAAGTTACCGTTGCAAAAGAAAGATCTTTAGAATTCGTCGGACAAAACATTAATTTGTCTGGCATTACTACTATCAGTAAAGAAGCTTCTGAGAAAGGATTCAATCCAGCAAAGTATATTTGTGCTGAAAAAGGTGATATAATGTTAGAGTCCAAACAAGGTAAGATTATCTTGTGTGCTACTCAAGTAGAAATATACTCTACAGGAAGTAAGTTAGATAAAACAGGTGGAGTTTTTATTCGGGGTAATACGACTGTTCAATTAAAGGCTCCAGACATTCAAATAAAAGGAACAAAAACTTGTGTCACAGGCACTCATTCTATTTCTATTATTGGTAAAAATTATTTGGATACTGTTTCTGGATTTCACGCAGCAACAACAGCTTCTGATTCTCTAATTCCTTGTGGTGGTGCTGTTACAAAAGCTTTATCTATTCTCACCACTCTCCAAAATGTTTTTAATGCGTAATTATGTCTAATAGCCCAAGTCTTCATCTAGATGTTTTATTTGTTGGGCAGCAAACAGTATTGCCGGCTCAATACTGTACCGCCTCTGGAGCCGCTGCATTTGGCGGTATTAGTTTATTAGCGGGCCCGATATTTTGTGGAACTCCAACTCCCGTTCAGTTTACTGCTTCTGCAGCTACAGCAATTGTTAACGTCGTACCATCTCTCAGTGTTCCTGGCGGTAACGCACTTAATATCAGTGCTGATGGATTGGGAACACTTCCCTATCCTGGAAATGGATTGGCTGTTAACGCCCTTCAGCATGTGATAACTTGTAATCTGACTTCTGGCATTACAATGAATCCTGCCAGTATTACAGTATTAACTCCAACATATAACTTTTTTGCAAATGAGATTCATGTTGGAACGGTAAGTCAATCAGGAGCAAAAACAGAAACTGGTGCAAAAGCTGATGCAGGTGCAAGAGTAGAAGCCAGTATTGCTGCTCAAAACGCAAATGTAACAGTTGCTGGAACTTTAACTGCTGCAGAAGTCGTAAATGCAATCACAACACTTTCTGCAACTTATTCATTAGCAGCTTCTAAAAAAGGATTTGATATTAAACACCCATCAAAAGAAGATTATAGACTTAGATATATTTGTCTTGAGGGCCCATCTGCAGAAGTTTATTTGAGAGGAAAACTTATTAAATCGAATGTGATTGAACTGCCAGAATATTGGAAAGATCTTGTAGATAGTGAAACAATAGGAGTAACTCTAACACCTCATAATTATTATCAAGAACTATTCGTAGAAAAAATTGAATGGGGATCAAGAATTGTCATAAAAAATAATTCAGGCGCATCAATTAATTGTAGTTATGTTGTGTATGGAGAAAGAAAAGATTTGAGTAAAAATATTCCAGAATATAAGGGCTTGACACCATCAGACTATCCAGGAGATAATACTGAATATGTTATAAATGGTTTATAATGAATAAAGTACATGAAATATTTCCTCTAATTGTTTATCAAGGAACTATAGATTGTCATGAAGAATTTAAAAAAGAAAATTTAGATTCTTTGCGAGATTATTGGTTTAATGGTTATGAAAATGAAAGTCCAGAGTATTCTGGAAAGATATTTGTTCATCATCAAGAAAGATATAAACCATTTTTCAAGTCATTGAAAAAAAATCTTGATGAGTACATGCAACATTTGAATGTTGATTCTAATTTACTGAGTTATCATATCATTAAAGCCTGGGTTGGGTGTCATATGGATGATACAACTCCATCAATAACTCCACACTATCATAATGAATCAAACATTAGTTTTGTTTATTATTTAAAAACTGATGAAACTTCAGACAAGTTTTGTATTAGTCAGGAAAGAAATAGAAATGAAGTTGCTGGAGGTTTATTTGAAATAGCAGAAAAAAGAAATACTTTATTGGGATATAATCGATATAATTGCAATTTCTATACAATAACTCCTATTGAAGGAACTGTTCTGTTGTTTCCAAGTAACACTTATCATTTTACTCAAAAATTTACAGAAAGAAGGGGTGAAAGAATTGTAATTCCTGGAGATATTCGAATTACCCTCAAATCAAATTGCCCAGACTATCATCAAGGATCTACTCACCCATCTCAGTGGTTAGAATTGTAGGGGGGGAATTTCCTGAAATAAATATTATATATTTTCTAAACATCGTACAGTTTAATTATGGCTGAGTCTGAAACTTCTAAATTTATAAAAGAAAGAATTAATAATAGAATTAAATTAAATGAAGAACAAACAGAATTTTTCAAAGAAAGAATCATTGTTCTTGATAATGAAAAGGCGCCATTAGATACTGCAATTAAAAGTATTGATAAGGTTGTTTTTGACGATATTACAAATGTCAATAATAAACTTCAAGATGTCAAAACTGCTTATAATAATAGAATTATCGCAGAGTGTAGAACAAATCTTTTTTGGAGGAGAACTGGAATTGGCACCGCGCCGAATCCATTTGGTCTTGGTTATCATATCGTACATACTTACAAATGCACTAAAACTACAACTTCGGGGTTTACTGGAATAACCACCTATATTTCTAGTGCTCCTGATGGGACATCTTCTCATTCTTCTGGATTACTTGCAGTGCAGAGCCACAACTTATATGGCATTCGATATTATGATGAAGCATACACAGAAGATATTGTCGATTCATTCGTCGCTGGATTCATTGGAACTGTCGGCTCAGGAAGTACAATTGTCACTGCATTAACCGCTTATAGTAGTCAGGCTTTGAGTGACGTCAAAACTGGACAACTTTTAATTTGTAAAAAAGATGGAGTATTTAACACAGAAAATAATGAAATTGTCAGTATTGGAACTACAGTAGCTGATTTATCTGTTATCAATTCTGGACTTTCAACTGAATCAGTTGTCTACAAACTTATCGTTGAGTCTAACGCTTCTGCAAGTGTTTCTGCTCCAGAGTCAAATGGATCTTTTGTTGAGTTTCAAATTTTAAAATCTGCAGATGAGGTTGGAAATTTTGATATTCCGTTTGGAAGAAGTCCATATTCTCCACAAACGATTGGAATTATGAACTCATCAACTATTGGTAAAGGTGTTAAGGTTGAATTTACAAATCAAGGTTATCCTTCCGCATCTCAAAGTTGGAGGCCAGAATTAGAAGGAGTCGATCTTCGAGATGGAAATGGTAAAATATCTGAACCACAAGTGAGTGCTGGAAAAATTTATTATGATATTGGATTTACTGTAAAACCACAAAAATTAGTGAATGAAAATTGGGTTGATGCATCTGAAGGTGATGTTGGTTATCTTTATTTTGGAGCAGGATTTCTAACTCCTGTTGACACTGCAAGAGTTATTAACCTAAGTCCATGCCCAACACAAGAAACTGCATTAACTAATGCAATTACTATTGCTAATGATGCAGAGGCTAATATTGCATCTGGAATTTCAACAATTAATACTCGATTGAAAGTTGCAACTGCCCTAAGAGAAGAACGAAGTACAGTAAACATTCAGATTTGGGGGCAAAGACAACTCCTGGGTAAACTTAAAGAAGAAAATTCAACTGGCAATACACTTAAGACTTATCTGAATAATAATGCAGTCTCTGGAATCATAACTTAATAAATATAGTATTTTTCTGGATGATAAATATTAACAGAAGAAAAATCCCCACATAATATCCAGATGGCCCTAACAAGATTAGAGAATTTCATCAAGAACGTTGAAGGTAACATTCTGTATGTTAACCCCAATGATTTAGATGCATCGGATTCTATTTTAAACCTAGGTAACTCTCTTACAAGGCCTTTTAAATCGATTCAGAGAGCTTTAATTGAATCTGCTAGGTTCTCATATCTTACTGGAAGTGATAACGATAAATTTGATAAGACAACGATTATTGTCTATCCTGGAGAGTATGTCGTTGATAACCGCCCTGGATATACTGTCTATGATAACTCTGGATCTGCAGTATATAAAGATGTAAATGGAAATACAATCGGATCATACCTGCCAACTGGATTAAATGAACTTTCAAACTTTGATCTTTCAGACTCAAACAATATTCTCTATACTTTTAATAGTTCTTCTGGTGGTGTAATTTTACCTAGAGGTACTTCAATTGTTGGTTTTGATCTTAGAAAGACTAAGATTCGCCCTCTGTTTGTTCCAGATCCTCAAGATAGTTCTATTAATAGGGCTGCAGTATTCAAAATCACTGGTGCTTGTTATTTTTCATCATTCACTATCTTTGATGCAGATTCTAAGGGATTCTGTTACAAAGATTATACAACGACAAAACATACTCCACTTTTCTCCCATCACAAACTAACTTGTTTTGAATATGCTGATGGTATTAATAAAGTAGGAACTACAGATCTAACAGATCTGCAAATATATTATTATAAGGTTGCACAAGCATTTGGTTCAAGTTCTGGTAGAAACATCGGAGATTTCCCATCTACAACAGATTTCCAACCAAAAATTGATGAGTATCGTATTGTTGCTGAAGTATCTGCAACCGATCTTGGTATTTCGTCAATTCGTTCGGGAGATGGTATTACTGGATCTACTACAATCACGATTACAACAACAGGAAGTCATAATCTTCAGGTAGATAGTCCAATCCGTATAACTGGTGTTTCTCAGGACGCATCAATTTATAATGGATCTTTTGTTGTAAGTGGAATCACCACTACAAATGGATTTAACTATATTGCAAGTTCGGTTCCAACTACATTATTACCTACGGTTGGATCATCCAAAGTGATGATTGAATCTGATAGTGTCAGTTCTGCATCACCATATATCTTTAACTGTTCCCTGCGATCAGTTTTTGGTATGAGTGGTTTGCACGCTGATGGTAATAGGGCAACTGGTTTCCGATCAATGGTTGTTGCTCAGTTCACTGGAGTATCTTTACAGAAAGATGATAATGCCTTTTTAAAATATGTAGATGGTATCTACAAAAATCAAACTCAATTAGGATCATCAATTTCTCTACATACTGATTCCGATGCCATTTATAATCCAGAATATTCAAACTTCCACATTAAAACTTCAAATGCTGCAATTATCCAAGCAGTTTCGATCTTTGCAATTGGATTCGCAGAACAATTCTTAGCAGAAACTGGTGGCGATCAATCTGTCACAAACTCCAACTCTAACTTTGGTTCTCTATCATTAAAATCTCTAGGATTTAGAGAAGATTCTTTTGATAGGGATGATGCTGGTTATATCACACACATCATTCCTCCAAAAGATGATCTTAATAATGAAATTAATGTCCCTTGGTTAAGTTTAGATACGTCATCGATTGTTAATGCTGGTGTAGGATACACTGATAAACTATATCTTGATGGATTTTCGGATCTAGATATTGAACCACCTTTCACTGTAGATTCATATAAAGTTGGTGCAAGATCTGGTGATCTACTCTATGTTAATCTTTCAAGTTCTGGAATCAGTTCAGCATATTCTGCTCCAATCATTATGGAAGGATCGACTTCTTCAAGTTTTGAAAAGTCGTTCAATGTACTCAGAAATGGATCTCTGAATACTATTACTTCAAATGAAACGATTACTTTAACTAAAGATCACAATTTTACTTCTGGGGAAAAAGTAATCTTGTTTGCTGAAGATGGAAATATTCCTGACGGATTATCTGCAAATACTATCTACTACGTTGTTGGTGTTGGAGCAACTACAATTAAGTTATCCGATACTTATAATAATGCAACTGCAACTTCTCCAATCACAATCAACAATATTCAAAATAATGGTGGTAAATTGAGAGTTGTCAGTAGAGTGTCTGACAAAAAACCTGGAGAATACGGGCATCCAATTCAATTTGATTCTACAAACAATAAGTGGTATCTGCAATCTACATCCTCTTCTACAAACACAATTAGAAGTGGAATGATATCTATTGGAGTAACTGCAATTAACTTCCAGTCTCCAGTTGCATATATCAAGAGAAAAGAAGATAATCGATCACTCACTGATAGAACATATCGTGTTAGATATGTTATTCCAAAGGAAGCAACTTCTGCTAGAATTCCAAGTGACGGATTTGTTTTACAAGAGTCGAAAGATGTTGAAGAGGATACGACATCAACACTCACCAATTCATCTCAACTTCGTAATACAAAAATTATTGCTACGGCTACCTGGACTTCAAATATAGCCACTATAAGAACAGAAAAACCACACGGTTTCTTACCTGGAGACGTTGTTAAGGTTACTCAAATTACAAGTACCTCCAATACCAGTGGAACTAATAATCTTGGATACAATGGCATATTTACAATTATCTCTATTCCAACAACAAAAACCTTTACTTATGCATTGACAACTAATCCTGGTGTCTTTACAAATATAATTTCGACGAGAGATTCGAATCTTCCAATTGTATCTAGAAACAAGTTTAATGAAGTTTTCAGTGTATTTAGAAGTGAAACGATTCAATCATTTGTTCCATCAAAGAGAGATGGTGTTTACTACTTAACTCTATTAAAAGGAAGTGTATCGCCAACAGCTTCTCAGTTTACATCAGCTAAGTTCAATCAACCAATTCGTGACTTATATCCGGCTCAAGATAGAGATAACTATAATACAGATCCTGAAGCATCAAAGACAGTTGCATTGAACTCAAGTATTGGTAGAACTATCTTAAACGATACTAGAAATAGTATTACAAAAGAAACAATTAATGAGTTTCTCAAAAATACCAGTGTTGCAATTGCTGTCACGAGTATTGTATCAACAGGTACAAGTGCTACTTTACATTCTAAAACTGTTCACAAATTAAATCCTGCACTTTCCTTAAATTTAGTGAGTGGTGGAACTGGATATGCAAGTACAAATAGAAACGTTCTTCTACTTGGTGGTAATGGAGAAGGATTATCTATAAACGTCACTTCAGTCAGCAGTGGATCAATTACTGGTTGGGATATTGTAGATGGCGGAACAAATTACACTGTAGGAGCAGCTGTAACAGCAACAGCCACTGGTGGAGGAAATGCAGTATTTACGATTGCAACTATTCGCAATGATGTTGGCAAAGTTGTTCAAGTAAGTGGTATTACGACAACAGGTTTTGGTGGAGAAAATAATCCATACAATACAGTTAACAGAATCATATCTATTGGTGATACAAAACAGTTCTCATATTCTATTTCTACAACTGGTGGAACATATGATTCTGGTGGACAATTCTATGTTTGTGATCGTAGTGTAGGAATCACCTCCATTGTTTATAACTCAACAACTGGTATTGCTACAGTTTCTACTGGTTCAACTTCTCACGGATTGTTAGTTTCAAATCGTTTCAATATTGTTGGGGCTTCACAAACACAATTCAATGGAACTTATCTTGTAGATAGTAGAGTAGGATTAACAACAATTGCAACTTTCATTGGTAAGGGATTAAGTTTACCATCTTACAGTGGAGGTTCATTTATTGTTAAGAACTCACTTTCTTCTCAGGGAGATTCTACTGGTGTAGGTGATGAGAATCTTGGCAATAGATTAGTTCCAATTTATGACAATCAAACAACTCATACTACTGCATCAATTACTGCATCCTCAACATCTGTTGGAGTTTCTACTATTGCCGACTTTAGAAAAGGAGATTATGCTCAGATTGATGATGAGATCGTTAGAATTTCCTCTGATCCTTCTGGTTCCTCAATTTCAATCATTCGTGGTTTATTGGGATCAATTTCTGGATCTCACTCCTCTGGATCTGAAGTTAAGAAGATTAGAATCTTCCCAGTAGAACTTCGTCGCCCATCATTCATTCGTGCATCAAATCATACGTTTGAATATATGGGATTCGGCGCAGGTAACTATTCAACAGCGTTACCACAAAGACAGGTTAAAGTTCTTACTAAAGATGAACAACTCTTGTCTCAGAAGAAGTCGGATTCTGGCGGTGTAGTTGTTTACACTGGTATGAATGACTCTGGTGACTTCTATATCGGTAACAAGAGACTCAGTTCAAATACTGCACAAGAAGAAACACTTGAAGCTCCAATCTTTGAGTATTATGGAGAACCAACTACTGAAAAGAGACTCAGTGCTATCTTTGATGATATTATTGTTAGAGATGGAATTAAAGTTGAAGGTGGTTCTGGAAATAGAGTCAGAAGTCAATTCAATGGACCTATTCTACTTACCAATAAAACAACTTCAACTTCAAGCATAGAATCCAAGAGTCTTTTAGTTAAAGGAGATTCTGAGAACCCATCAACAATCACGGTAGGTATTTCAACTCCTACACAAACTGGGCAAGGTGGTGATATTGTTCTTCAAGACTCGCCAATGAGTGGAACTTCTGCAGGATCCTACTTAGGTTGGGTTTGGACTGATTCTTGGAAAAGATTTGCTCCAATCAGCACAGACAGAGATTCTTTTACTTTATTAGTTGATAAAATTGGTATTGGTTTAACCAATCCAGATCGTGCAATTAAGACTTTAGGTTCAGCTCAATTTGGCCCTACTGTTGTTTCATCTTTACTTGTAACTGGTATTGCAACTTTCTCAAGCCCGCCAGTGTTTGATTCAAGTACATTTAATAACATTTTCGTTAACAATTTTGGTGGATTTAAGGGGCAAATCAGTGTAGGAACAACAACAACTCCAAATACAATCTGGCCTCCAACTGCAAATTCTAGTTGTGTAATAAACATTGCCAACATAGCTGGTATTTCGCCAGTTTCAGCTCAAATCATTGTAGGCCCCCTGGGCCCTGGATCATCAACAACTTTTGTCATTCATACAATACCTATTGCATCTTTCAGAAGTGCTAAGTATCAAATTCAAGTCAGCGTTGGATCTAGTCATCAAATGTGTGAGATGGGAGTAATTCATGACGGAACTACTGCTCATCTTACTCAATATAATGAAGTTACAACTGGATCTCAAATTGTTTCGTTCTCGGTAGGTATTAGTGGATCAAACTTAGAATTATCTTCAACCATGAGGAATGGATCAGGTTCTCAAGTTGTATTTTCACATAAGGGAATCTGTCAAGCAATTGCAGTTTGATACTCATTGGGTATCAAAAAAGAACATATGAAATAATCTTGAATCATATTTATCGTATCCAAAGTATTTGGAAGCGGTGTGGGGGCATCTTGCATCCCAAATCGTAAGACGATTGAACACATTGGCTACAACGTCAATGTGTTCCCAGGGAGTTGGATCTAGATGTTTCTTTTCCCAAATAACATCAGATCCTTCAGTATTGACGTGACGGATACCAGTCTTCTTATGGGCAAGCAAGGAAGTTCCACACTCATAAGGAGCATCAGGAGTTAAGTAAACTGTTGCTGCCCAAGTTTGTGCATCAGCGTGATAAACCAAAGCATCTTCGCAGGTGCAATATTGAAATCTCCCACACATACCATGAGTTTCCATCCAGTTAGAAATTTTCATTCCCATAATATTTTCAAACATTTCTTTAGTTCCTGGAATTTCAAACTGATGTTCGGTTCTTCTTCCTCTATGGTAATCACTAAAGAAAAAATCCTGTGTCAAAGCAAATTCACGAACAGATAGGGGATCTTGATAAAAGTTATCAACAACCCATAGAGTTGAATTAAAGATTGAATTTGTGGTTTGATTATCTAATGTGTATCTCATGGTTCTACTGCATTTTCACAAAGTTTGCAAAGTTCAAAACACTGATTGTTTTCAGGCACAATATCTTCATAATCTTGTTCATAAAGATTTCCAATGATATGTTTTAATCCATAATCCATACAACATAATGATACATCACCATTTGGAAGAACCACATTATGATATAACTTCTCAAGACATCCACAAGTCATTTGTTTGTCACCATGGTTTGCCATTTTCCATTCTGATTTTCTTTCCAATAGTTCGGGTTTCATAATCATTTCCCCAACCAGATTACCCGCTCTTGCCCACATATCATAAACTGGAGCTGTTGCAAAAACGTGTTTGACATCTTGATGAACTGATCCCATACACATTGTTGTGAAGTTATGAATTTCATTCTGAATCTTTCCAATATGTTCAATTAGTTTGATATAACGTTTAGTGATTGGATGTTTTGCTTTTCTTTCTTGATCTGGTAAGTGTAAAGTAAAACACCCATTTGGATTTCCAGCAAAAGGAATGTGTTTGATACGTTCAATATCATCAATACTCATACCAATACCAGTTGTAAATATTGAGATCGGATGCCCCTTTTCATGAGCATATAAAACCATATCAGTGCAATCTTTGTTTAACCAAGGTTCAGTAAAACCAGCAAAGGTAACTCTAACTTCTTGTGGGAGTTTGTCAACTGCTTTCTTGAAATTATCCAGTGTCATAAATTTTTTGCCTTTATATGACTTTTGAAGTGTTCTTTGTGGGCAAAAAACACAATCTACAACGCAACCATTTTTAGTGTCAATGGAAGTTGTGAACTCCATTGTTGGAGCAATGGAGTTTCTCCAACGGTTTTTACCACTAAAACGATTATCAATATAAAGATTGATTGTGGTGTAGTAGTTTAGAAACCATTCGCCATTATCAGTTCCATACAAATGTTGTTTGATATCCACATAATCTGCTGAATAGATCTCATAGTTTGAAAATTGTTTCAGATAAGTTTCTCTGAAGTGAAGAAACTTATCTCTAAATTCTGGAGTACCAAGGTGAAACTCGCCAGCAATCTTCTTCACATTATTTTTGATCCAAGATAGATTCTCATCATTGAAGATGTCGTACTCTCCACCTTCACAATCAGTCTTTATGAAATCAATTTTTGTAATTTGATTCTGTTCAACAAAATCTTTAAACTTGATTGAAGAAATTATTTTTGCATTTTCTTTCTCACAAGTTTCTTTCAAAGTGATATCAAACAATCCAGAACTTTTAAAAGAACCAGAAACAGAGCCAATGGCTTGATTGACACAAGTTACACGTTCATCAGAAACATTATTGACTAGAGTTTTATAAAGATCTTCGTGTGGTTCAAAACAATAAACCTTGGATGGATTTTGTTCTTTAATCAGATGAGTAAATGGGCCAACACTTGCTCCCACATCAAAGACAACATCTCCCTCTTCTACTTTGAAGAACTTTTGATAGACGTTATCAATAAAGATTTTTCTTTCTGCAGTCTTTCTAAACCAATCATTTTTTGCTGCATCTCCCCAGTCAAAATCTCGATACTTTTTTGGAAGATAAACATTATGAAGCCCTTGAGAAGTTTTAAACAATCTTTCTATATTATTTTCTACAGCTTGTTTATGAATTTCATCCAGATCATAATTGGAATGAAGATCTTCAAAGAGATCTCTACTTTCATTGCACAATCCAATCCACCAGGATGATACGGCTTTCTCAAATAGAATGCTATAGAATCCAGGATATTCAACTTCTAAGTCTAGTGGTTGAAGATTTTGATCTGCAACTTTTTCACCAATAGATGCAATTAGATAAGAGTCAGCATAATTCTGCTCTTTTTCATAAAAACGACTCAGAAGAAAATATCCTTCTGGGCGATTGGGAAGAATTGCTAGTGCGTGTTGAAAAAGCCCTTTGACACTTGTATTTCTACAACCTTGACGACTGAAACAAAGCCCTGCACGAAGAATACATTGATACTGAATGAGACTTGAATCAGAACGTTCTGCGGTTCTAAGATAATATGAAACTGCTGATGCAGATTGATTTAGATCATCGTAATAGATGGCAAGTTTAAGATTATTTTCTGGATTTTCTGGGTTCTGAACAAAGTTATTCAGTAAAGTTTGCAAATTATGATCAACCATTTAAAAATTCCTCTAATACACTTTCATCAAATTTAAGAAGATATGCTGCATTATCCTGAAAACCAAACGTCATTAACATATTATCATTATGTATCGCAAGCCCAACACAGAACTCTACATGCCCGCCCATAATAGAAAATCTTTTAGAGAACTTTTGCAGTCTAAAGTTCTTATCCCAATATATTACTCGGTGATAATAAACTGCATCTTTTCTTCCAACTTCACTTTTAAATAAGTCAACTTCATGAGTGATTGCAACATAACCGTCTTTCCAAGGAACTAGTTGAGAACCACCTCTCGGATAACCATCCATTTCCTTTGGATCATCCGTGAAAATTTGTTCTGAACTTCCATCAACAAGATCAATCTTGACAAGTTCAGTAGGATTGCTCCACTTGATATAATGATATGGTTTATCTAAGATTGGCATCCAATTCTTTTCACAATAAGAATTAGGATCTAATGGTGGTTGAATTCGTAGTTGTGAAATTTGTTTAACTCTATCTCTAGTCACAACAATTTCACATAATTCCATTCTTCCTGTTCCAATCGTATCTTCATCTCTTCTTACTCCAGATAGATAAAGTTTTCCATTCCATCGGAAAATACGAGCATCTTCAAGCCCAATAAATTCCCACAGTTCTTTATCTGGGAATGATGAAGTATCTACTCGACAATATCGTTCGATCTCATAATTATCATTTAACTCCAGATAATAATTCCAAGTTCTTAAGTGAATATCATTTTCTGGATGAATATAAGTCAAAGGGCCATAGGGATGTTGAAATAATTTTTCTTCTGAATGATAAAATGTATAGTTAACAGAACGAAGATTAATTAAGATTTTTCCATTGTCAATATAAATTGATGGATTCATCAATCCAAGCCCATTGGTGATCTCGGAGTCAATGATTAATGGATGAATTGAACCGCCTTTTTCAAAGGCTACTTGTGCAAATGTTTTCATTTATAATAACTTCTATGATTGTATTCTACCAGATTTAAAATGAGGTGTCAATTATAAATAAGTGAAGAGTTATATAACTCATATAGGTATATACCGAGGATTATTGCCACATGGCTGAACCAACGATTAAGATTAAAAGATCTTCCGTCGCAGGAAAAATACCCACCACAGGTAATTTATCTCTAGGCGAATTAGGGCTGAATACTTACGATGGTAAGTTGTTTCTCAAACAAGATAAAGGTGGAGTTGGTGTAGCTACTACAGTCATTGCGGTTAATCCTTGGAATGTTGGAGTTGGAAGTGATTCTTATGATCTTAATTTTACTGCTGGAAACGTCGGCATAGGAACCACAAATCCATCAGAAAAACTTCATGTTCAAGGTGACTTAAGAATTACTGGAGGAATTTATGATTCATCAAATAATATAGGTTCAGCAAGTTCAGTTTTAAGTTCCACTGGAACTGGATTATCATGGGTTACTCCTCAGTCAGGAGCACAAGGCACTACAGGAACTCAAGGAACCACAGGAACTCAAGGAACCACAGGAACTCAAGGTGTTCAAGGAAATCTTGGTAGTAGAAATTATTCAGTAACAAATAGTGGAGCAAGTTCATATACAATAGACGGTGCATCCAATCCAACTTTAAATTTATTGCGTGGATTTACTTATACCTTTAGTGTTAATGCATCTGGCCATCCATTCTGGATTAAAACTGCACAAGTTACAGGAACTGGAAGTGCTTATAGTAGCGGTGTAACAAATAATGGAACTGCTGTTGGAACAATTACATTTGCAGTCCCCTATGATGCCCCCAGTACTTTATATTATATCTGTCAGCATCATAGTGGGATGTCTGGAACAATATCGATTACTGATATTGGACCTACAGGTGCTCAAGGAACCACAGGTACTCAAGGAATCACAGGTACTCAAGGAACCACAGGAACTCAAGGCAC